CAACACCGGCTTTGTTAGCCAGCCCATGACCCTTACCAAAACGTGTCTCTAGATCGTTTTTACAGACCCCAGAAACGTCCAAAGGTTTGTTGCTGCCCCTGTCTAGGGCAAACTCCTTTGCGTGCCCTGTAGAGCCTTTTACGAGCTTTACACTAGCGTTCAATCCATCGATCTTCACCGACGCATATGCGGGATTCTGTTGAACGTGATTGTACGCACGCTCGAACAAGTTATGAAGTTCCTTGCCAGATTGAACGATGTTGAAAGGATGGGCCATATGACCCGCTGCTCCACCCATGTGCTGTTTCCTATCTTTGTTCCAGTATAACACACATAAACATATTTATAAAGATATTCTTTGGAATATTTTATCTTATGGCAAGCAGTATTTAGATACTGTGGAACACAACCAAGGAGAGGGGTACAGGAGTAGTGATGCATAAGATTGGATACTATCCCGGTTCATTTAAGCCATTACATCGTGGTCATTATGAGAGCATATTAAAAGCAAAAGAGTTGGTTGACGAGTTGATTGTTATTGCTTCTGCTGGAGATCGGGCTCGTCCCGGTGAGTTTCCTTTAAGTGGAGAAGCTTCTAGGGTATATATGGAAACATATATTGAACCTGCATTAGCTACTCATGGAATAAGCTTAGAAGTTGTATCTGGTTCTCCGGTTAGGGCAACGTACCATGCGATAAAGGAAATTTCTGAGCCAGATATCACCATCTATTTGTTTGCAGGTCCGGAAGATTTGAGCAGGTATGATACAGCTTCACTTATAAGAAATTTTCCGGATCTGATGACGAAGCGGAGGATTGTAGTTAAGCCAACTTCTGTTATAACGGGCGAGAATGAAAACGTTCGCATTTCCGGCACAGCTACACGGAAAGCTTTGGCCGCTAAAGACTTAGAAACGTTTCGCTCCATGTTGCCAAACATTCCATCGGTACAAAGAAACACCGAAGCTATTATGAAGTTATTCATCGATGCTAGCAAAAATGTTGGAACGTTAAAAGAAGATATCTTGTACGAATATATTCGTTTGATTACTGAAGAGCTATTAATAGAAGCTAGGGAAAGGAAACGTAAGAAGAGGGAGAACAGTTAGAGATTTCATCCACAGCCTATTACTTATAAGCAGGCGCAAAATAGCCGAAGGAGAATATACAATGAAAGTTACAGTCAGACAACTTAAGGAACTTATTCGTGAAGCTGCCGCAGAAGCAATGGACGAAGTGAAAAAAGCCGAAGAAGAAGGCAAGGAAATGGACGAAGCAAAGGCCGAAGAAGAGGCTCTTAACGAAGCCCTTACAAAGGCATTCCGTGCCGGTTATCAACGTGGCGTAAAAGCTGCTTCGACCCGCAAAGCAAAACGCTGAACAGTTTTTAGGTTTCAAACAATTAAAGGCTTGCAGAGTTAATATTCTGCAAGCCTTTTTGTTTTAGTGTGCTTTGATGATGCGGGAACGAACTTTTAGATCTGGGCCAAATTTGGCTAGCAGATCTTCGTCAGAATTTAAATCTGCAACAGCTTTGACATTGAGGGGGCTGTCATCAAAAAACTCGATATGAGGAATATTTCTCGCTAGCATTGCTCCCTTGATCCAGTCACTTTTTAACTCTGGCGCTGATCCCTCTAGTGTTATAACTGGAATATCGATATCAAAAGAACGTAAAAAATTAGCGATGTTTTTGTTTGCGTTATGACCTCTTGCAGTGAGAATAACTGCTGGAGCGGCAGCTTCTTGTCTTAGCTTGCTAACAACGTTACGAAGAATATCAAAAGTAAAATCGATGATCTTTGGATCTCTTACTTCTGCAAACTCATGATAATCGTACGAATATTCTTTTTCTGGATGTTTAGCTACAACGTTTGTTTTGAACAAAGCGTATTCTGCCGGAGTAATTGAATATTCGTTTCCTAGTTGTTGACCGGTTTGTTTATCGAATTCCGACACCCAGACTCTAGAGTTTGTTTTTGCTAGTGTGTCATCGAAATCAAACACACGCAACGTTTTCGTTCCTGTACGTTTGGATGTAACACCTAAATCTCTTAGCTCTTCAACAATTAAACGTTTGAGAGCGTTGTATGTTGCTTTATTCATACTAAGTTTGCCTCAACTTTCACACCTTGCATCTCTGGGTATTTCTTTATATCTGACAGACTTTGAACAGCAGCAACGTTTTTCTCTCTGTCATCCCAGAACATAACCTTCTTTGCACCAAGATCTTGCACCTTGTTTAGAATCCAATCACGTTTTTTATTGGGTGCACTGTTACCTAAAAAGATAAGCTTGTTTGAATCAATTGCAATATTGTTATCTTTCAACCATTTGATCATAGGTTCTTTGACACCATTTGGTCTTGCGGTAAGAATATAAGTTGTATCCGGATTTTTTTCAACGCATTCTTTAAACAAACTGAAAATGGGTTCGTTTGGTGATGTTTCTTTGCTTAAACCAGAAAACGCTGCAAGATCGATTCGACCATTTGGCAGTTTAAACTGTTTTTCAACAGTATGCGCAATCGTATGATCAAAATCGAAGACGTAAAGAGTTGTTCCGTTTATAAAGCTTCTTACTTCTTCTGCAATGATAAGCTTTAATTGTTCGATTCGGTTCATGTTTATAATTATAAGTATGAGCACGTTCAATACAACGCTGAAGCCTACGTCATTTGGGTTTTATGATCGTTACCAGTTGTTTCAGCAAGACGCTGACAACATGGTTACATTCGTCTTAAGGTTTCTCGGTGAAGACGTTTTATCTGTCGAGCTAACCAAACGCCAGATATGGGATAACTTCGAACAAGCAACCCGTGAATTCAACGGGAAAATGATCGAATATCAAAACGTTTCCAACCTAGCTTCTTTATTAGGTTCTCCAACAGGAAGCATTGATCAGAATGGTAATCCCTCGATCAACGTCACAGATATGTACGTGCAACAAAACTTAGAATATCTACTAAGTCTTGCTGCTCCATACGCAGGTGTCGTAGGTTATGGACAAGACGAGCAAACATATAGCGGCTATATTGCAATGACTAACGCCAAACAAGAGTATGACTTATACACAGATCTTGTTGATGTTAACGGAATCCCTGTTTGGAATTTGCAACCAAGTGGATCTGTTGGTAGTATGCAAGTTGTTGAAGTATTCCACAACGCCCCGGTTCAGTATGTGTTTAACTCAAACCTAGCAAGCAACTTCGTTGCAACAGGTCTTCCTGTAGAATCCTACATCCCAGACACACGTTTCTACGTTCTTCCATTGTTTGAAGACGTATTAAGAGCAGGTATGTTGGAGTCTGCACAAAGAGTTCGTAGATCACATTATAGCTACAAAATCTCTGGACGTAGCATCAAAATATATCCTACGCCCAACAACCTTGTTCCCGGTTACAACAATCGTGTTTGGATTCGTGTTAGATTCACCAGACAACCATTCCCTACATTAGCTAACACGATGGTTAACAGTGGTTCAGCATACTCGCCTGTTGGATCTGGTTCTGCTGGCTCATATGAGCTAGACAAAATATACGGTGTCAATGGTCCATTCACCGCACCGTTTGGTCCTTTAAACTATAACAGTTTAAACATGTGGAGCAGAAACTGGATTGCTCAATTGACGCTGGCTTTATGCACAATCCAACTTGGACGCATTCGCAGCAAGTTTAAAAACATGCCTGTTCCCGGTGCAGATCTTCAACTCAATGGCGATGATCTCGTCTCTAGCGGCAAAGAAGATAAAGAAAAACTATTGACTGCGCTTAAGGAAACGTTGGACAACTTAACCTACGACAAAATCGCAGAACGTGAAGCAACCAAAGCAGAAAATGCTGTCAAACAACTAGCATTTATACCGATGCCTCCTAAATACGCTATTTTTTGTGCATAATTCCTGCCTTCCCTTCTATATAACCTCCCCTCTTTACTTTATAGCTTTTTTGGATACCCCTATCTTGGAGTTAACAATAGTTATAACTATAGAAAGTTAGGGCTAGCTATATTTCTCGCCTATTCATCGGTTTAAGGGAAGTCCAGTTTATTAATGATTTGGCCAAGGAGTTCATAAAGGATGTTGCTGGCCAAGTTATTCACTACTTTCCGGTATCTGCAATAAAGAGCTCTGTTCACAGTCTTTACAATGAATCGGTACAAAAGATCTTTGAAAATCCTATTGCTGTTCCTGCTCTTGTAGGCATGCCAGAATATACAAGCAAAACAACAAGTTTTGGCCCAGACATTGAGGCAAAGATAGAGGTATTAGTTCAATACAGAGATTTGCAAGACAAAGGAATTGTTCTTAGTGAAGGTGATTTCTTTACATACGATGATATGCTTTATGAAATTCTTACAGTTACAAATGCTGGCAAGAATATCTTTGGTTTGGCTGAATACAACGTTTCATGGAAAATCACAGCACGCTCGGCAAGAATCAATCAAATCAACGTTCCAAACCTTCCCGATCCACGTCTTTCCCCAGAAGACATTCAAGTTACATTTGAGCAGCAACGTGGTTTACGAGTAACGAGTGATGGACAAGACACTGGAGATGTTCGTGAAATGCGCAATCGTCTTGGTGTTGACATGGCGCCTATAGCTTTGGGAACAGGTCCAAGAACTGTTGAACCAAACATAGGTGAACAGGGTGATATCATGGAAGGTGAAACACCAAGCTTTAATAACGATCCTCTTCCTGCCAAAAAGGGTTTGTATGACGAGTAATCGTGGCTACTTATATGCATGACCACAAGATTCAACGTTCCTACAATCGAAGGTAAAGAACAGTTACCAACCGGTTACGATACCGATAACAATGATCCATCTACGTTTTATATACCTCCTTGCGGGATTGAAGATGTAGATGGAGCGTTGCATGCTTTGTTTGATAAAGACATTCCTTTTCGAACCTACCAAGCGAACTCATCATATCAAAAAGAAATCAATATTAAGAAACCATTTGTGATATTAGCAACTGGTGAACGCTTTGCTTTAGCAAAGCGTTTAAAACCTTTTAGAGATCGGAATGGCGTGCTGCTACTACCAGCGATATCGATTCGCAGAACATCGATAGAACAAACGTCTGGGGATACGTTTGTGGGTGAACTTACAATCAAACGTCGATTGGATGAATCTGATAAAGATTATCAGGCGTTAATAAATCGACTGTTGCTAAGAAACGTAACAACACCCCCAGACACAATTCGCAGCAACAAAGGGGAAAACGCAAACGATCCCTCGATTCGTGAAGGCATGCTTTTAGACACTAGAACAAATCGACTGATGGCCGATCACATATATGAGATTATTGCGATACCGTTTCCTCAGTTTTTTACGGCAACATATGAAATTGTTTTCTGGACCAACTACACCCAGCATATGAATTATATGTTAGAAACGATGCTTGCAAGCCAGATTGTACCGGGCAAAGGTTTTTATCTTAAGAGCGACAAAGGTTATTGGTTTTCCGCTACCGTTGACAGTAACCTCGCTGCACAAGATAATTTCGATGATATTACAGATCAAGAACGATTGATTAAGTATAGTTTCAGCATAACGGCTAGAGGTTACTTACTTGCTCCATCCGCTGATGGTCAAAGAGTTCCATTTAAACGTTATCTTTCAAACGTTAACATTTCTTTCGAAACTTATATTGCTCCCGGTAACGTGCTAGAACAACAAGCTATCGATCAATATAACGAAACAAAAACAGACTATACCACACAAAACCCTTATATTCTTACGGATATTGAACAAAACCCAGCAACCAAAGAAAAACCACCAGAGCAAGACAAGCTTATTTTTGAACGCACATATCGTGATCCTTCCAATCCAAACATCAAACAAACCAAATATGTCAAACAAGTTTCAAACAACCAAAAGAAAGGGGAGACTGTATATACAGCCTCCGATCAACAAGCATTGTTTGATTTCTTTGCAGACAATAAGTGAAACCGCACATATCAAAGTAAACCGGTTTTCTGTCTCTATTTATGCCGTAGAACTTTCACAACCGTAAAGTGAGGAATATACCATGCCAGAGACAATTTTAAAAGCTCCAAATTATTTCGATCGTGAATTCGATCTAACAGAACGAACAATTCCGATTGGTGGCACACCAGCAACCATCATCGGCGCAGCAGAAAAAGGCCCTGCGTTTGTTCCTGTAACTCTTGGAAGTTACACAGATTTTGCAAACAAATTTGGCAATGTGAGTACCAAATTTGTTGGTACATATGGCGTGCAATCATTTTTGAATGCTAAGGGTTCAGAGATTGCGTCAGTCAACTATATTCGTGTACTTGGTTGCGGTGCAAACAGTAGCTCTGTAGATATATCAACAACCGAAACAGAAGGTACTGTTGCAAATGCCGGTATGCAAGTTATTGGTTCTGGCACCGTATTCGCCTCCGGTGCGCTGCAAGGTCGTGTGCAATTTCTTGTTGGTAATCACTATGTCCAACCAAACGAAGCGTTTGGTTTGCCAGATTTCACCAACAATAACAGCTATAATGTAAGCGGTTTTTCAGCAGACAACGATACCGTTAATCTAGTTCGTGCAGTGCTTTTCACCACACCAGATGCACGTTTCTTGGTGCTGAGTGGTGCTGTTGATTCTAACGGCGTATACGACCCAACAAACTATCTGGCTGGAAACGGCACGTATGAAGCTGCACAAGTTGGCACGGAAGGTTTGATGAACGGTTTGTTTAAACTAGTTCTTTCAAGCTCCGATGGTTCGTCATTCTCATCCGATGACGGTATTGCCGGTCTACAAGTTTTTTCTGCTTCGTTCAACCCAACTTCAAACCAATATGTTGCCAAGATTCTAAACACCAACCCAGAAAATTTCGCCACAGCAAAACACTTGCTATTTCTGGATTATCCCGTTGATGCAGAAGTTGCTGCGTTGTCCGCAAGCAATTCAGTTGCCACGGTTGCTGTTCTTTCTGGTTCGAGCAATCAAAACAGTCTAGGTCACACTTTCAGCGAAGCTTTTGGTTACTTTAACACACGTTACACAGCACCAAAAACACCATATTTTATTTCACAACCTTTCGGTGGAATCGAATACGATCTTTTCTGCATCGAAAGCCGTGATGATGGTGAATATGCAAACACCAAATACAAGATCAGCATTTCAAACTTGCAGGCATCAACAAACCCAACTACCAAATACGGCACATTTACTTTGTCCGTAAGAGTGTTTAACGATAGTGACTCAGAACCACAAATCCTTGAACAGTTCAGCAATCTTTCACTTGATCCAGAAAACAGCAACTACGTTATAAGAGCTATCGGTGACAAGCGCACCAAGTTCAATTTTGATGCAATTGAAGCAGAAGATCGTGGAGTTGTTGTTCTTGGCAAATACGGAAACCGTAGCAAATATAT